CTAATTCTAATGCTTGTTGAGCTAATGTTTCTAGTTCGTTCACACTATTGGCAAGAGTCTGCTGCTGTTCGGCAGTTTCTTGTTCAGACATTTGCATTCTCCTTTAGAATATCTTTAGAATATTTGTAACTACTATTATTTATAACATTAAAGCCTTGACATGAACCTTTCAAAGGATGAAGCCAAGGCAGATTCATCCGGTTTAACTTTTATAAATTCTTTAACTATTACATCTTTTATTTCTTGAACATCTGCTTCTTTTAAAATACCATTATTCCAAATCCATTCTCTACCTTCCATAATACCTTCTACGAAGGCCATAGGTGCAGAGGGGTCAGCAACAATGTCTCCAGCTGTTGCAAGATGAAAATCATTTTGTACGATTTGAGAACCGCCTAATGTTTTTAGTGAACCCATTCCTCTAGAACTTACTCCTAATTTAGCACCCTCATCAATTAAATTTTTGACAATTTTACCATATGGAGTTTCCATAATTTTTGCTTTCCCAATAAAGTTTGCACCTTCTTGTTTAAGTTCCTTAACCATATGTGAAACTCTTTCAAGATTTATAGTAGGCCCATCTGGATGACCCAACTCTCCAAATGCTCTATTGGTATCAATATATTGTTTAGAATATCTATTCACTTCTTTTTCCATAGTTTCTAATGGATAGACACGTCCGTTTCTATTTTTTTGTTCTGCTTGTAAAAATATACCTTTGATATAGTAATTTTTTTGATTTGTAGATTCGTCCTTTTCTACAAGCATTTCAACGTCTTCCATTAGTTCACAAATGAGTTTCATTTAATTCCTTATCTGAGGGCAACTTTAGTTAATAGAACGCCGGCATTTGCCGCAAAAATTTCATCTGTAGGATCTTTTTCAACGTATATATTCGCACCACCTGCTAAATAGAAGCTACCTTTTAAAACATTTGCGACTGTTTCTACAGAAACAAGATGATTAGTGGTTGTATTATTAAATGCTCTAACGCAAGTCGCAGAGTCTACATTACTGCCATTCGTCGTTGATGTTGCGGAAGCTGCCGATGCTCCTAAAGCTTTAATCATTCTCATTATTAATTATCCTAACTAGAATTGTTATGTTTATTTATACAATTTCTTCGGTTATGATTTCATATTGTTATTATCAAATAAATTAGAATTAAAATCTTTTTTTAATCCCTCTATACGACCCGAGATTTTATCTTTTAAAACATCTAATGCTTTGTCACGAGCTTTGTATTCTCTCCCGCATAGTATATCATCTACCATATCCGCTATAGTTTCTCTACCTCTATTTTCCAACACTTTTCCTTTTCTTATTCAGGTTAGGTAGACTATATAATTTTCCTCCTGTAAGCATTTCTGGTCTAACTTCTTCAGGTTGTGCCGGTTGTCCGGGAGGAGGCATTTCTTGTCCAGGTTGAACATTAATCTGATTACTTGGATCGGCTACAGGTGCAGCAGGTACTTGTGGAGGAACTGGTGCATCAGCAGCATCCTGCTCGGCTTCCTTAGCCTCTTTTTCTATTTCTTTTTCTATTTTCACTTGTTCATCTGGTGTATGGTGTAGAATATTATCTTTAACGTATTGTTTAGATATGTATGTTCCTACTAATTCTTCCACATCCCTCATCATATTATATCTATCGGTCTGTAATTCTTGAGATTTTAGTTCAGCAAAATGATTATCCAGAGCATAATTAAATCTGATTGTTTCTCTTAATTTATTCCATTCTGATGTATGAATAACATTTTTAAGAATTAATTGTTTTTCTAGACATTGATAAAATAAATGTGAAAATCTTATTCTAATTCTATCAATAAATCTTGAAAATTTTAATTCGTCTCTACTAATTTCTGATGCTCTGCCTAATACGAAAGGAGTATCTGCTTCTAATCGCGACAAGGGGACATTTAATGACTGATATAATTTCCTTCTGAAATAATCAACATCATCCATTTCACCTAGATTTTGACCACCAGGTAAAGTAGTTATTTCTGTTCCTCTTCCTCCTTCTCTCCTAGGAAGCCAATAATCTTCTAACATCGATTGATGCCGTCTATCATCTTTTATATCACCTGTGGCAGCATCATAAACTAATTTATTTTTATACCGAGTCATAATATCTTTGAGATATTGTTCGGCTTTCATTTTAGGCAAATTACCTACATCAATATAAAAAATTCTTCGTTCTGGGGCTCTTGCAATTCTATAAATTACAACAGCATCTTCCAACATTCTTAATTGATTTAATCCTTTAATGGCTTTATGCAAATGAGAAATAACATATTTTTTATCTTTAGTCATTACTCCTGAATGAGCCATTATAATAGAATCTGGTGCTACTTTAACGCCTAGTTGACTTGGGGTCAATAAGCCCTTATCATTAAATAGATAATATTCATGATATTTTGGTAATTTAAAGACGCTAGGTGAATGTTTAGGGTCTGGTTTTATTTCTCTAACCTTTTTAATTTTAAGAGAGTCTATTAATCTAAGCTCTTTTATTCCTTGTTGAGGTTCATTGGGATCAATCATTACATGATAATATATCCTACCTTCAATATACCATCTTTTAAAAATATCATATGCTTGATTATTAAAATCGAGCATTTTTAAAATGATATCAAATTCTTCATCGATTCGATTTTGCAGACTTTTAGATAAATTCGTTTTTGTTAGATCTAATTCAACTGGATTCCTATTTTGATTTGTGATGATAGCTTCTTGAATGATATTTTCAACAGCCATATCACATTCGGGGTGTTCATTCATTTCCCTATATTTCATGATTAAATCTGATTCAGTTTTAGCAGTTGCTTCTAAATCTAAATAGGTAGAGAATGCACCTCCGGCAGAGGTGGCTTCAACCGCGCCTTCTTCATTTTCAGGGAATGCCAGAGCTGGGATGTCTGGCTTTTTATCTCTCTCAATATTAAATCCAAATAATTTCATGATATAATTTTTAATTTAGTGTTAGGCGTTTTTGCTGATTTTTGCTTGACTGTGTAAGTAATAGTCATATTGCCAATCTATTGTAAATTCTTGAATAGTATTAACACTATCCCAATTTAAATCAATTGCGGACATGTTAGAGGGCCAACAGTTAATAAAATCCCATGATTGGTCGGTATCTCCATCTTTTTTATACATTTTTAATTGTATATCGGTACAATAACTGATTCGGGAACCGAAAAGTCCTTTTTTGGTTTTGTTGAGCTTCGGATCATTAAGATCTTTCATCCATGCAACCATTCCTACATAAATTTCACGTCCTTCATCGTTTACAACAGTTGTAGTTAATGGTGCAAATTCTCTACTTTCTCCTGCAAGTTTTACATTTCTACCAAAATATGGAACTTCAATGGGAGTAAGTGTGGAACCAGGTATATTCGATGCTTTACACATAAATGTGAAATTGGCTTTCTTAATTCCCCCCGACGGACTATCCATGGATACCGACATCAGGTTAGTGCGCGCTCCGCCATGTTCTAGTGCGCTCGTGAATGCGTCAACATTAAATTTGGATGCCATTGTTAATTTCCTTTATTACTTTTATTTATCACGCTGCTTTAGTTATCCAATAATCATATGCCCAATTAACAGTATATTCCATTATAGCATCATTGGGTTCCCAATTAACATCAATTTGATCTAAGGAAGTCGGCCAACAATTTTCAAACTTCCATACCTCTCCATCTACAACACCGGTCTTCTTAAATGCTTTCAATGTCATTGAGCTAGTATATTTATTAGCACCTGCAATTTTTGCCACATGTTTTTGAGATCTTACGTTCCCCCAATGCGAATTTAATTTGCTCATCCAATTTTCAACCATGTTTCTGATCAAATATCCTTCATCATTTAAAATGGTAGTTGTTAAATCGTCATATGTTCTATTGCCGGGTATTTTTACTGCACGACCCTTATACATAACAGTCGTTACTCCTATGGCATTGGAAGGGATTTGAATTCCCTTACACATAAACGCAAAATTCGCGGATGTGGTTGCATCATGCATGCCGGCCATGTCAATGTTAGCTTCAAAGAGAGATACGCGAGCACCGTCCTGAGCTAATTTTGATACAAATGAATCAGGTCCATCAACTACAAATCCTGCCATTTTAACTTCCTTCGTATAATAATTATTAAATTATATTGTTATTTATACTACGTTGACAACTTCTTCAAATTCAACACCACTTCTTACAGCAACAAAGTTCAACAATACAAAGTTAATGCTCTTAGTTGGTTTGACAAAAATACTTCCAATAAATTCATTTCGATCAATAACCTCTTGAGTATTATTGGATTCGTCACAAACTACTGCGTAATCTGTTATACCTCCTCGGCCCTGAATATCTCTGAGAAAAGGTTCAACTGAAGAAACAAAACTGGATCTGGTAAAATCATCGTTGAATTCAAACATTGAAAATCTAGCAAAATTTGCAATTGACTTTTCTAATGTAATAAAAAGCCTTCTGACGTTGATTCTATCAAATGCTGATGGTTTAGCTAATAGAGTTTTATCGCCAAATAACAATGTTCCTTGTCCTGCAAAAGAAACAACCGGATTTACACCATTTTTATAAAGCAAATCTCTTTCTGTTTTATTTGGATTCCATGCTAACCTAGCAACATTTTTAACTTGGCCTCTATTGAATCCTGCTGGCGAGAAGAAAAAATCTCTTTCAATAGTAGTTCGTACAACCAATCCTGCAGTGTCCGGATTCAATGGAATATATCTGAAAGTGTCGTTATATTTGTCGTATTGGTATTTCCAACCACAATCTATAACTGAATAAGAAGAACTCGGCAATAAATTTCTAAAACCATTAACTGCATTTACTTCATTTCCTTCATTATTAACAACATCTGATTGTTCTGGTGAAATAAAGACCATACAATCTTTGCGGGATTCTGCAATATTACTAATAAGGTATGAATTAACAACTGAAGAAGCTGCTCCGGTTATAACCAAAGACACATCAACATCTTCTGCTGATTTAAATTTATCATATCCCATAATAACATTAGCGTCAGTTAATTCTTGTCCGTCTGCGCCACCTGTCATACTAATCGAAATATTAGTTCTGGATTGTGTATAAGATGGTTTAGAAGCAACATTAGCAGATGTACCCCATGCCGCTGTATTAGGAGCTGTATCAGCACCTGTTCCGGAAGGGTGTTTCATCCACCAAACATATTTGGATCGTCTATTAATCGCCTCTTTATAATAAAGCGCTTGACCATCTTCTGATTTAGCATCGCTTGCGACTGATAAAGCTGGGAAAATTTCAAGAACAGTTTCTTTGACTCCTGTCCATTCTCCATCTTCGTCTGTTATTATTACATGAACTTCATCATTATACACCCCTCTGCGAGTTGCAAAATCGGAGGTAGTTGGAGGATAATCAAAATTACCCGCAAATTCCCATTCTCTAGAAAAATTCTCTGCGGTCCCAATGACGGCTGCACTTGGAGATACTGCTGTTTCTAAAGTTGCGCTTGTGTTACTTGTAATAGATGCAACTGAATGTGATTCACCACTAATTGTAACTTTATCTCCTGCTACAAGTTGCAGATCAAAATATGTTCCCACTCCAGTCATTACTTTTCTTGCAGAGTCAGTAATTTGAACAGTTCCCATTATTGCCCCGAATGCGTCTTGGCCTACTGCTTTATAATGAGATGCTGGGGTTCTTGTAAGAGCTGCGTTCACAGTTATGTCGGTATTTTGAGAGGATTGAACTGTCATTCCTGTGTCAGTACCAATTGCTGTTATAATATAAAAGGCGTTACCTATATGAACAACATCATTTACTTGTACTTCTGATGTGAATGCTGTTGCTGTTCCTGTAACTGTTCCTTCTTGAGCGGTAAAAGCTATTGTAACTTCTCCCGAAAGTATATCACCGGCTACATCAGCACCACATAAAGATACTTTCATTGAATTGCCTAATTCTCCGGCAAATTTAGATGCAAATTCCCCATAATCACTTGAAGGACCTGATCCTCCGTATTCTGAGTAATATGTATTATAATAAGATTCATCGCTTTTAATTAAAACTGCGTTTGCTGAATCTGTAGTTGCGTTATATGCTGATGAATTTGCTACTCGAACAACATTTAAATTTTGACCGTAGGCTAAAAAATTCGCCGCTGAAAAAAAACTTAAATATG